TTATGTGACGAGTATTATAATCGGTATGGAAAAAACCATACCTGCTATAGGACTCTTATTGCTGCTGATCACATTATTCCACAAGCGAAGTTGGATAATCACACTCCTTTTGTCTTTGCAGGACCTGACGAATATAAGTATGACACCAGCATTGACATCTTCACTGCTTACAAGATGTACATTGCATCTAAACCATGGGTGTCATCTAACTATCTGCGTATTCCAAATCACAAACCTGAGTGGGTGTGACAACTAAATAACTGTCCAAGACCCTCCCGTTCGGGGGGGTTTTCTGCTATACTATCTGTATAGTCAACAAAGGAACTCATGCCCTTCGCTCCAAATCCTGTTACTACTGAACAAATGGTTCAATATCTCATCGATAATTTCGGTGTTGAAGTCGGGTGTCAGAATATTCGCGAGGCAGCAAGTCAACTCAATCTGTCCTACGCTACTGCTTGCAAGCGTTTGAAGTCTTATAAATCAGGAACAGGTAAGTGGAACTTGACTGCTCAAGAGATTGAGCGAGCATATGAAGCACCCTCTGTCACATCTGCTGTAAACTATATTCCTGAAAAAGATGATTCCTATGTCCAGTTTGGTAATTTTTCATCTGTTCGCAAGATTATTCAGTCCCGTAAGTTTTATCCTATCTTCATCACAGGTCTTTCTGGCAATGGTAAAACCATGTCAGTTGAGCAAACTTGTGCTGCAACAAAACGAGAGTTGATTCGGGTAAATATTACTATTGAAACTGATGAGGATGATCTTATTGGTGGTTTCCGTCTTGACAATGGGTCAACTGTTTGGCATAACGGACCTGTCGTGGAGGCACTTGAAAGAGGAGCAGTCTTGCTACTTGATGAAGTTGACCTTGCTTCAAATAAAATCCTCTGTTTACAATCCATCCTTGAAGGCAAGGGTGTGTTTCTGAAAAAAATTGGTAAGTATGTAACTCCTAAGGACGGATTCAATGTTATTGCAACTGCAAATACTAAAGGTAAAGGTAGCGATGACGGTCGCTTTGTTGGAACCAATATTCTCAATGAGGCATTCCTCGAACGATTCCCTGTAACTTTTGAGCAGGAGTATCCCAGTGCTATTGTAGAAACTAAGATCCTGTTGAATGTTGGTTGTGATCCAGTTTTTGCAGAGAATCTTGTAAAGTGGGCAGGTGTGATTCGTAAGACCTTCTTTGACGGTGGTGTTGATGAAGTAATCACGACACGTCGTCTGGTCCATATTGTGCAGGCATATGATATTTTTGGTGATCGTCTTGACGCTATCACTAAGTGTGTGAATCGTTTTGATGACGATACAAAACAATCTTTCCTAGATCTCTACACTAAGGTTGACGCTGGAGAAGATTCGGAATATAATGAGGATGAAGAAAACATCTTATTATGAAATACAATGAAGATGCGCTTCTCAAGGAGTTGCGCGATTATATCACAGGGACCTACGGACAACACTATTCTGCTGGTAACGATCAGATTCAAACATTAGATCTGATTGAATCCTGTGGTGATGCTGAGGCATTCTGTAGAAGTAACATTCTAAAGTATGCTTCTCGCTATGACCGTAAAGGCACTGCCCGTCGTGATATCATTAAGATCCTACACTACGGATTGCTCCTCCTCCATTTCTCTGACAAATCTGCACCCCCTAAAGAAGTATACCCTCAATGACAGTAATTTCCAAATCCACCATTGAAGTCTTAAAGAACTTCTGTTCTATTAACAAGTCTATTGTCATCAAACCTGGCAATCAAGTTTCTACTCTCAGCATCAACAAAAACATTCTTGCTATTGCTGATGTTGAAGAACAATTTGAGAATCAAATTTCTATCTATGACTTGGGTGTATTTCTTGGTGGTTTGAATCTATTTGATACACCAAAACTTGATACCTCACAGAGTAATTATGTTACTGTGAGTGATAGGCGTGGTAAGTCTAAGACTCGTTTCTTTTATGCCGACCCTGATATTATCACTCAACCTCCTGAGAAGGAAATTAATATTCCTTCTTCTGATGTAACATTTCAACTCAATCGACTCCAACTTGATCAACTTAAAAAAGCAGCACTAGTTTATCAACTACCCGATCTATGTTTGTATGGAACAGGTGGAACTATGAATCTTTGTGTGACTGATAAAAAGAATGATACTTCTAACAGTTACTCTGTTGAAGTTGGTGAAACTGATAATGAATTCTGTTATTGTTTTAAAGTTGAGAATCTAAAACTATTGTTGGATGATTATCATGTAACTATTAGTAAGCATAATGTTGCTCTATTCCAGGGCAATGGCATCAAATACTTTATTGCTCTCGAACCTAACAACTAATGAATGATTTTTTATGGGTAGAGAAGTATCGTCCTCAGACTGTTGAGGAATGCATTCTTCCTGCTAATGTGAAGCAAACCTTCCAGAGTTTCATTGACCAGGGTGAGATCCCCAATCTCCTCTTATCTGGAACTGCTGGTGTTGGTAAGACCACCATCGCCAAGGCACTTTGTAACGAACTTGGAGCAGACTACTATGTTATCAATGGATCGGATGAAGGTAGATTCCTGGATACTGTACGCAATCAGGCAAAGAACTTTGCTGCTACTGTGTCTCTCACTGCTTCTGCTCGTCACAAAGTTCTTATCATTGATGAGGCAGACAATACAACCGCAGATGTTCAATTACTCCTTCGTGCAAGTATCGAAGAGTTCCAAAAAAACTGTAGGTTCATATTCACTTGTAACTTCAAAAACAAGATTATTGAACCGCTACATAGCAGAACAACAGTCGTAGAGTTTAACGTTCGTGGACAGACAAAGCAAGAACTTGCTGGTGCGTTTTTTACAAGGTGTCAGGATATCCTCAGGCGCGAGGAGGTCACCTTCGCTCCGAGAGTTGTTGCAGAAGTCATCCAAAAATACTTTCCAGACTTCCGAAGAACCATTAACGAACTGCAGCGATATGCAAGCACGGGGGTTATCGACACTGGCATTCTGGCGACGTTAGGTGATGCTAATGTAGATACTCTTGTGACAGCATTAAAGAACAAGAAGTTTAATGATGTTAAGAAGTGGGTGACACAAAATCTAGATGCTGACCCAACATCTATTATGCGTAAACTCTATGACAATCTATCTGGTGTGATGGATGGTCCTAGTGTTGCTGCTGCTGTTCTAATCATTGCTGAGTATCAATACAAGTCTGCATTTGCTGTGGATCAGGAGATTAATCTTCTTGCTTGTCTTACTCAAATTATGTTAGAGTGTCAATTCAAATGACATCATTAAAGACTCCTCTTCGTTATCCTGGTGGTAAGTCTCGTGCCACCAAAAAGATGGCACAGTTCTTTCCATCATTCAAAGACTACACCGAGTTTCGGGAACCCTTCGTTGGTGGAGGTTCTGTTGCTCTCTATATCACTCAGATGTATCCTCACCTGGATATCTGGGTGAATGATTTGTATGAACCATTATATAATTTTTGGAAAGAACTGCAGTACGATGCAGATGAGATTCGTAATCAGTTGGTTCAACTTAAGCAAAGTCATCCAGAACCAGTATCAGCAAAACAATTATTTCTAGACGCTAAGGAGAAACTAAACGATGATTCAACATCCAACCTATCTGCTGCTGTGTGTTTTTATATTGTTAATAAGTGCTCTTTCTCTGGTCTCACTGAGTCCTCGTCATTCAGCAAACAGGCGTCAGACTCAAACTTTAGTATGCGAGGGATTGATAAACTCCCCGCCTACGGAGAACTCATCCAAGACTGGAGAATTACTAATCTGTCATACGAGGAACTTCTAACTAATAAGAAGGAATCGTTTGTATATCTAGATCCTCCTTATGAGATTAAGTCGAATCTCTATGGTAAGAAGGGTGGGATGCATAAAGGATTTGACCATGATGAATTCTTCTATGCTTGTGATAGACATGCTTGTGATCAGATGGTATCTTACAATTCATCTAATCTAATCAAGTCACGATTCATTGATTGGAAACCGCATGAGTATGATCATACATACACCATGCGATCAGTTGGTGAGTACATGAAAGATCAGCAACAACGTAAAGAACTTCTTCTCCTAAACTATGTCGTATGAATGAAAATCTTTTACGTGATAACTACATTGTTATAAAAAACTTTATTTCACTTAATGACGCAAAAGAACTTGCTCATAGATATAAAAATCTCCAAGCAGAGATTGGATTTGGCGATGACGAACATGTTTCTAACGCAGATTCTTGGAGTAATAGTGAAGATCAATTAGCACTTCTATGCAATCTTTGTCCTAGAGTATCGGAGTTATGTGGTGAAATTGTAGTACCAACTTATGCCTTTGGTAGAACATACAAAAAGGGTTCTAAGTTACCACGTCATCAAGATAGAGTAGCATGTGAAATATCCTTAACTCTTCACTTAGATGGAGATAAAGATTGGAGTTTTTGTATACAAACTCCCTACTATGAAACCCATAGTATTGTATTAGAACCAGGTGATGCTGTAATGTATTTTGGATGTATTGCAGATCACTGGAGAGATGGAGAGTATACAGGAGAAGCATATACCCAATTCTTTTTACATTATGTTAGAGTTGCTGGGTTCTGTGCAGACGCATATTTTGATAAGGATGGACATGGTGATCGATATAAACATATAGATGCCCTTACAAAATCTAACATTTTAAAGAAAGAGTATCATGAGTTACGATGAAAGGTATCCCCTAAAGGATTATCTAAATACAATCAATTTGACAAAGAAGAATCTTATGGAGGATGAAGATCCTGCTTGGGAAAAGAATTATCCTCCCTTTGTAATCAATAAATGTATGTCACATCACATGGATACTGTGATGTATGCAAACGAAATGAATCATTATCCTGGATTGGATAAGAAACTTCAGTATGATTTCTTTATAAATACCGTCAGGTCCCGTAAGAGATTTTCTCCTTGGGGTAAAAAAGAAAAGGTGAAGGATATTGAACTTGTAAAACAGTTCTATGGTTATTCAACCGAGAAAGCAATGCAGGCACTCAGGATTCTTACCGAAAACCAACTCATGGTTATTAAAGACAAATTGAATAAAGGTGGTAAGAAACGATGACTGAGATTAAAGAGATTCAGTGGACCAAAAATGATATGGTGGAAGTGAACTTGAAGGAACCTGATGACTTCCTAAAAGTTCGCGAGACTCTTACTCGCATTGGAGTGGCATCTCGTAAAGAAAAAAAGTTATATCAATCATGCCATATTCTTCATAAGAAAGGTCAGTACTATATTGTACATTTTAAAGAATTGTTTGCTCTTGATGGCAAACATGCAAACTTATCTGAGAATGATGTTCAACGACGCAATCGTATTATCAAACTCTTATCTGACTGGGGTTTAGTAGAAATTGTAAAAGAAGATGTTGTTGTGGATGCAGCACCTCTTAGTCAAATCAAAGTTATTGCATATAAAGAAAAGACCGAATGGACGCTTGAGTCTAAGTATAATATCGGTAAGAAAAGACAACCTACAGAATCCTAAATAGAAGAGCCTTGCTTTTCATCAATGCCAGAAGAAGTCAAAAAAGAAGAACCTAAGAAGAAAGGTATTCTAGGTAAAATTAAAGAGGCAGCAGATGACAAAGAAGAACAACTTGCTATTCTGTCTACCTTTGTCAGACTTGGTATTCTTGTCTGGTCTGGTGGAATTCTCACTCTGGCATATATTAAACTACCACCTGCTTTGGGTATCCCTGAGCAGAAACTCGATCCAACTTTTATCGCGAGTGTCTTTACTGGGGTGCTCGCGACTTTTGGTGTCCAGGCAGCAAAGAAAGCAGGAGAAGGTGGCAGTAGTAATGGTGGTATCACAAAAGAGCAGATGGAAAGATTGATTGAGAAAGCAGCACAAACTGCACCTTCACAGACTATTCGTCTTGAGCAGGGACCAATCAAAATTTCTACAGACGATTCATATAAAATGTAACGGAGAATAACATGCAAAAAGTAATTAACGTTTTAGCAGTATTATCATTTGTAGGAACTGCTGGTATTGTCGGCGGTGGCACTGCATTATATCTTAATAAAGATTCTATTGTTGATAACATCAAGTCACAAGTTGCTGGTGCAGCAGCAGAAGCAATTGCAGGACAACTTCCTGGAATGATGGACTCTGCAATGCCAGAACTTCCTGATGCTACTGGTGGTGCTATTCCTGTTATGCCCTCTGCTACTGGTGGTGCTATTCCCTCTCTACCATTCTAACCATGAATAAACTAAAGATTGTAGCTGGTGCTGTCGGTGGTCTATTTGCTGTCGCACATATTGGTTTGTTGGGATATGTAATCCATAGACCGAAACAACCTCAGGTTCCTATGATTAATATCCCGCGTGGGGAATATTCATCTTATAGAATTAAAGCAGGTAAGGATGGATATGAGGTGGAGTATCGTGCAAACGATCCTGCTATCCTTGAGTCTCAGAAATCCTTAGACCTTCAAAAAAGTCAAAGTGGTTTCTTTGGTGGTAAGAAATACGAGAACCGTCGTGAGTATCGTAGCGACCAGTTCACTATGGACGGCACTCGTAACCTAGGAGGTGCTGTATTAGACGGCGAGGGAAAGTCTGCAAAAGACA